CGAAGAGATCGAGTTCCAAGCAAATCTGGCCGAGGTCCTAGATGAGGCGGTCATGAAGAAGATCGCCTTGGATCTGGTAGACCTGATTGAGAATGACGACAGCAGCCGCGAAGAGTGGAAGAAGGTCTATGAAGAGGGGATGGTCCTCCTCGGTCTGACCTTTGAGGAGCGTTCGGAACCTTTTGAAGGTGCGTCCGGCGTGACCCATCCTATTTTGAATGAGGCTGTGACACAGTTCCAAGCACAGTCGTACAAGGAACTCCTTCCTCCGGGCGGCCCTGCGAGGGCGGCGATCATCGGAAAGGTGACACCTGAGCGTGAAGCACAGGCGGAGCGCGTAAAGACGTACATGAATTACCAGATCACTCAGGTCATGGAAGAGTATGACCCTGACTTTGATCAGATGCTGTTCTATGTTGGATACGGCGGCAGTACCTTCAAGAAGGTGTATTACGACACATCTCTGGAAAGGGCGACAAGTCCGTACATTTTGCCGAAGGATTTGATTGTTCCGTATCTTGCAAGAGATCTACTGACGGCGGAGCGCGTTACACACGTATTACGTATGAGCAAGAATGAACTCCGCAAGCAGCAGGTGAGCGGATTTTATCGGGACGTGGACCTCGGAGAACCAGCAGAGACCGAGCGCGACCAGATCCAAGAGCGGCTGGACGATATTTCTGGCAGGGAACCTACGGGCGACAGCGAAGAGTATGCCTTGTACGAGTGCCACTGCAACCTTGACATAGAGGGTTTTGAAGACACGGACGAGGACGGAGAGCAAACTGGCATCAAATTGCCGTACATTGTTACGTTCGACCCTGATTCGATGGAGATTTTGTCCATCCGGCGCAATTACCGTGAAGACGATCCGAAGAAAAAGAAGCGTCAGTACTTTGTTCACTATAAGTTCTTGCCGGGGTTGGGGTTTTATGGCTTTGGGCTGGTTCACCTTTTGGGGAATTTGTCACGATCTTCGACCTCCATCCTCCGACAGTTGATTGACGCTGGTACATTGTCCAATTTGCCGGGTGGATTTAAGACAAGGGGCCTCCGAATGGAGGACCAAAGTCCTATTCAGCCCGGAGAGTGGCGGGATGTCGATGCTCCGGGTGGCGCATTGCGTGAGGGGCTGATGCCTTTGCCGTATAAGGAGCCGTCTGCGGTACTTATGCAGCTTTTGGGCTTCTGTATTGACGCCGCGCAGAAGTTTGTGGGGACCACGGACCTTGGAATGGGTGACTCCAACCAAGAAATGCCTGTTGGGACGACGATTGCGTTGCTGGAGCGTGGTTCGAGGGTCATTTCTGCTGTTCACAAGCGGTTGCACAACGCCCAGATGCAGGAATTGAAGCTGCTGGCGCAGGTTTTTGCTGATTCACTGCCACCTGAGTACCCATATGAGGTAATCGGCGGTGAACAGACGATTATGGCTGCTGATTTTGACGGTCGGGTGGACGTAGTTCCTGTCAGCGACCCGAATATCTTCTCCATGACGCAGCGAATCTCGCTTGCACAGCAGCAGTTGCAGTTGGCTCAGGCTGCACCGCAGATGCACAACCTTTACGAGGCGTATCGACGGATGTACTCGGCCCTCGGAGTACAAGACATTGATCTTGTACTACCTCCTCCCCCTCCACCACAGCCTGAAGACGCTCTTTTGGAGAATGCTCGGTCGTTGGTGATCCCGTCTGGCGGCAATCCTTTGAAGGCGTTCCCTGATCAGGACCATATTGAGCATATGAAGACCCATATTGCCTTTATTCAGATGCCGATCATGCAAACATCCCCTGCTGTGTACGGCGTTTTGCTGTCACACATCTTGGAACACGCTTCTTTGGCGGCGCAACAGATCGTCGTGTTAAAAATGCAGCAGGAAATGGGCATGAATATGCCTAACCTTGACCCTGTTCAGATGGCTGCGGAGATTGCGAAGGAAGAGTCACAGTTGATGGGTCAGTTGCTGCAACAGCTTGTTCCACCGCCACCACAGGGCGTAGATCCACTGATCCAGATCCAGCAGCAGAATTTGCAGCTTAAGGGTCAGGAATTGCAGCAGAAGGGTCAGGAAAGTCAGGCGCGTCTGGCATTTGACCAGCAGAAGCTGGCTAAGAAGGACGCTTTGGACCGCGAGAGATTGCAATCCATGGAAGATGTGGCACAACTTCGTGCAAATGTCTCACTCGAACGCGCTAGACAGTAAGGGGTTACGATAATGGCTGGCAAACCGGGCGAAAGCAAAGAAGCACAAGCAGAAGCTAGGGGTCCAACCCGTAGTACCCCAAGTGGCAGCGGTAGTCCCGGAGCCAGTGGTGGAGATAGAGGTGGCGGCGGCGGTGGTGGCGGTGGCGGCGGTGGCGGCGGTGGCGGTGGCGGTGGCGGCGGTGGCGGCGGTGGTGGTGGTGGCGGCGGAGAAGCCGCTAGAGAAGCAGCAGACAAAGCCGCTAAAGTAGCCGCAGACAAAGCCGCTAAAAATGCTGCTAATCAAAGAGCGGCGGACGATGCTCGCGCTAAAGCAACTCAAGATGCTGTAGACCGTGACAGACAAAAAGCGGCGGATGCCGCGAGAGAATCTCAAGCAAGAGTAGATGCCGAAACCGCAGCAAGAGAATTTCAAAAGCGTCAGATGGCGGAGGCTGAACAGGCTCGTCTGGATTCTGTTGCGCGACAGGAGGTTGTCAAAAACCTTGGTATTCCGAGTTTAATGACAAATACTTTTTCTACGACACCGATGTCTATGCCGTCTGGGATGGCACCAGTAACTCCTAGTGGGATAATGGCTGACCCGAAGAACCTGTTTAACTTTGGCTATACAGACCCAACCTCTACCGCGATGCGGATGCAAGGGGATACAGAAACAAATTTAAATAACCTCAACACTCTTGATCCAAGTTTTCAGACAAAAGTTGCAGGAACATTAGATGATGTAATGAACGCTGGTAAAAACCCCTATCTTGTTTCGACTGCCAGAACCTTTACCCCTGCCAAACAACCCGGAGGGCCTACTCCCGCAGAAGACTCCTATCATAAATATGGACTTGCAGCGGACATTGGTTTGACGGGGGAAAACCCGCAAGACTATAAACTGTTAGGCGATATCGGTGCTGAGCGCGATTTAGGATGGGGCGGTAGTTTCTCCAACAACTACGATCCGATGCACCTTCAGGCGGGTCCTGTTGGAGTTGGTGCTACAGACTACGCAACCGCAATGGGCGTTCCAAAAGCGACAGTATCCGGAGTTCCGTTTCAACCAAGCGGTTTTCCCGGAGTTGGAGATCAGATAGCTTCTGCTGGTAAATCTGTTGTCGATGCAATCACAAACGCTCCGGGGAATACCTTAAAAGCACTTAATGAAGCATTTGACAGCACCCCTCAAGTAAAGGCACTCGAAGATCAAAATCGTCTGACAAGTCTAACAAAACAAGCATATGCTGATGAGTTTACTGGAGGAGATCTTTCTAAGGTCCAAAGCCGGATTGTGGACTACGGTCAAGGTCCGCAGGTTGATTACTATTCTAAAAGTCTGGGAGACAAGTTTGGCGAGGCTGCTTCTGACCTTGGAAAAGGTTTCTCGAATGCCGGGAAAGGCATTACATCTTTGCTTGGTATTCCAGCAAGCGAGACAAGCACGGCAATGCAACCAGTAGTAACAGATCCATTTGCGCCTACGGGACTTGGCCCCTACGGAGATTTAACTAGGGAGCAGTATAACGAGCAATATGGCGGAAGTGACATTGCTACAAATCTACCGCCTACAGGGGCTTTCACAACACCAAAAACCCCTGTTGTCCCACCCGTTGTTCCTACCGGACCTGTTATGCCAACTGTCCCCAACTTTGCAACAGCGCAGAGGTATACGGGAACGCCAACGGTAGCTACTCCGGGGTTTAACTTCTCAATGCCTTTTGCCCCAAGACCGTCGATGGATTTTGCAAACCTTGGACAGGCATACGCCCCAACCGCTCTACCGTCCGCACCGCCACAGCCTCTTCCGGGTATTCCCGGTGCTGCCTACGCTACCCCTTATCAACGTCTAGGTTAACAGGAGACTATCATGAACTACCCAATTCCACGCGCTGCCACTAAGACACCACCTATTGAG